CGGATGGCCCGAAGCTCGTCAACCTTGCGGTGATCGTCTCGAAGCATGGCCTTAAGCGACATCTGGCGGGCAGTAAGCATCGGAATGAGATACTTGGCGTCTTCGCGGGTCATCTTACATCCTCCAGTATGGTGAATTGCCGTTATCGAAAGCCTTTGCGACGGTGACGGTCGCGCCAGTGCAGCGGGCGGCGCGCATCTCGTGCTTGGCCGTGATCCAGACCTGCTCCAGGTAGAACGCGAACAACTCGGCGTAGCTGGTGCGATCCTGGATCAGCTTGGCTTGATCGCGCATCTTGCGGGTCCGCCGATGGGCGTCCCTGACGATGGCGGAGAGGTCGTAGCGGCCGTTGGTGATGAAGGTCATTGGTGCGGCTCCGTTTGTGAGAGCAATATGCTCCTGCCCCGCAGTCCTGTCAATAACTATTTTTGCAATCCGTGATCTTTTTTATGTTGACGCCATGTGCGCCCTATGCCACCCTATCGGCCTTAACAGGAGGAGCCGTTGTGGCCGCAATGAATGAACCGTTAGACAAGATGCACCCGCTCAGGGCGTATCGCATAAACCAGGGCTTGTCTCAGACCAAGCTGGCCAAGAAGCTAGGCGTGGGGGTCAGCATCATAGCCATGTGGGAATTGGGTCAGCGCCGCATTCCGCCTCTCCGGGCTGTCAATATCGAGAAGAAGACGGGCGTTAAGCGTTCGGTCCTGTGCCCGGAGGTGTTCGGCCCCAATGTCTAAGTGGCAACCCATCGAGACAGCACCGAAGACGCCTAAGCGTGTCCTCTTGTGGGGCACGGCTTATGGGGATCCGATAATAGCAACAGCCTACTGGGACGATGACCCAGCATGCCCTCATTGTCACGGCTGGCACTTCATCCAGGCTGATGACGGCATGGAATACGTCTTAGAGCCGGATGAGGTTGTTTACACACATTGGATGCCCATGCCGGAGCCACCTGATGTCTGAGTGGCAACCTATCGAGACGGCCCCGAAGGGGGTGCGCGTCCTGGCAACAGGGGCTGACGATTGGCCAGGGCTAGTAGACGTTGGCATGATTACGGTAGGGCGCCATTTTTGGTGGGACGTGGACGACACCAATGTGATCTATGGGCAGCCTACTCATTGGATGCCTCTGCCGGACCCGCCCCATGTCTAGCGTTGTGCTGCGCTGCCATTACCGCACCGCAGTGGCTCTCGGCATGGAGCCGCTTGAGCCGCACCTGCACGGCGTCTTTCTGCCCGTCATCGACAACCAGGGCGAGGCATGGGCGTGGCCCTTATCCTACGTCCCACAAACTGCAGAGGAGCGTTCATTTTGTTTGACCTTAAGAATGAGCCGCAGAGCTACGAGGAGATTATCGGGCGGGCCAAGTGGATCCGAGAACGCCTAGTTGGCGAAGGGCAAAAGGTCGTCCGCTGGGACTTATTGCGCCCAGAAAAGCCGCTCGCCAAGAGCAAGGAAGAGGTGCTGAAGGAGAGGCACTGCAAGTCACGCTATGAGTTCCGGCAGGTGGCGCTGGAGAGCCTGCCCATCGAGGTGCTGCGGCTGGCCAACTGCAAAAGCAAATGGTGGCGGCATAAGACGATCGAGGGTCTGACGATTGATTATGCCAACCGGCATCAGATCAAAACAGCCCCGTTCGTGCGTAAGCTCGCCAGGGTTGTCGCCCTGCAGTTCAACGTTCCCGACTATCTCATCTTCGGCAAGACGAGGGTGGCGCAGGTCGTCCTGGCCCGGCAGGAGATGTGCTACCTCTTACGCAACCGCATTCAGCGGCACGGCAAGCCGATGTCTTATGAGGAGATCTGCCGGCTGATGCTGTTGTCGGATCACACTACGAGCCGCTGGGCATGTGTCCAGGTAAGGAGGCGTCGTCATGCGGCGCGCTAATCCCGAAGCTATCCTGCAGGAGGGTATCGTCGCCGGGCTGCGTCTCGGTCTGCCTCATGGCTGGGAGGTTGTGCACGTTCCCAATGGCGGCAAGCGCAGCAAGTGGGAGGGCGCCATGTTCAAACGCATGGGCGTTCGGGCCGGCTTCCCCGATGTGATAATCTTGGGGCGTCGCAACGTTGATTGGGAAAGCACGGGTGTCTCAGACTTGACCTACGGCGTCTGGTTTCTTGAGATCAAGGCTGGCGCCCGCAAGAAGCCATCGGAGGTCCAGCAGGAGATGCACGACAAGCTTACCGATCTGGGCTTCCCAGTCGCGACCGTCTGGTCCTGGGACGGGACGGTCAAACAGTGCACCCAATGGGGCCTACCGTTAAGGTTCGTTAACGGCACATAGGAGGACATCATGGACAAGCGAAAGGTTAACCGGTCTAGCGTCCTGCGTCGCATGAAGGATGGCGGGCAGATCCTCTGCTTCAGCTACGGGGTAGAGGGGGCGCCGCACTGGTGGCTGCATCCGACCGAGCGCCATGTGGGTCGTGCCGCCGCTCACAGGGCCATAGAGAGCGGTGAGCTGGTGTCGAGCCGGGATGGGCTCTTCGAGGGCGTCAACCAGACCTGGAGGCTCCGGGAGCCGATTTAGGTTGACACCCGCCCGAAGCATGGGCGAAAAAGATAGGGCCAGCGGAAACCCCTCTCCGCTGGCCCTGACACGGCTACCAAGCAAAGGAGCGAGCCATGTATGTCGACGTGCGCACGATAGCGCCTTCAGATTACAACTTCAAGACATTTTGGTGGACCGAATGAGCATCATCCGCAGGGAGGTGAGGCTTCGCTTCACCACGATTGATAACGGCCTCATTGAGGATACGAGGCTTTCACCCGAAGAGCTTGGCCTTATGGTCTATCTCCTCTCCAAGCCCAACAACTGGACCGCCCGGCCCAGCGAACTGATGAAGCGGTTCGATATGGGCAAGGACAAATGCTACCGCATCATCAAAGATCTGATCGAGAAAGGTTGGCTGGTCAGGCGGGAAATCCGCCAGTCGGGTGGCGAGTTCTCTTCTTACGAATATATCGTGATGGAGGAAAACCCGTGTCCGGGAAACCCGGATGCGGTTAAACCGGATGCGGTAAACCCGGACACTAATAAAGACTTAGAGAGAACAAAGACTGAAAGGGAACAAAAGAGTATGGCGGCTTCGCCTCCGAAAGCAGGGCCGCACTCTGCGGCTCTGCTGGTTAGCGGGGGCTCTGCCCCCTGCCCCCCCGTTCTCTCCGGGAGAGAGTTCCTTGAGTTCTGGGATGCCTATGGCCGGAAGACGAAACGTCCGGATGCCGAGAAGTCATATTGGCGAGCCCGGAAGAAGGTGGACCATTTGTTAATTATGGCCGGAGCAAGGCGTTGGGCCATGGTTGAGGAGCAATTCCGTCCTTATCCGGCCACGTGGCTCAATAATGAAATGTGGAACGATCAACCTCCTGTCCAGACAGAAAGGAAGATGACCAATGGCGAACGAAATCAGCGCAGGTTCCGAGAAGCAATGGCTAGAGTCTATGAAGCCAACGTTGGCTCTCTCAACGGTTCATCGGGAGGAGCGAACCAACCCCACTCGGCTGGAAGCCACCGAGATGGTTATGAGAATGCTCGCCTGCTGCCGCCCCCCAGAAGGTGACCTGGAGATGTTCACCAATGCCGCGATTGAGATTTTCTTAGAGTTCCCCCTTGAGGCTTGTTATGCGGTCGGCAGCCCGTCTAGGGGGCTTCCCAGCCGCCTGAAGTTCCCGCCAACCTTAGCGGACATCCGGGAGGCTCTTGTAGAGGCACAAAAACCCATTGCTGCCAAGCTTGAGCGAAACCGCATCGCTGCTGCTCAGATCGCGGCGCGAAAGGCTGACCCGACTTGGAACGTTGAAGAGCCGCTTGAGGTTAGAAAAGCGGCTGTTGAGAAATGGGAGGCTATGCGTGATGAGGTGCTTGGCAAGGTCAACGCTGAGCAGGCAGCAATCGAGGCTGAAGAAACTCTTACGCGATATGCCAAAACTGTGGACAGCCGGAAGCCTATGAACGTTTTTAAGACTCAGCACATGGTTGATTTTATCAACCACATGGCAGCCGGTGGTTCATCTCGCGAATTTCATCAGGGCTATAAGCCGGGAGAATTGGACGGCAAGGAGGATTGATTGGACCTTGAACCCGAAAAGCGTATGGCGGCAGCTATTCTGGCCTTTGACGAGGACCCTGTGTTAAAGAAGCCACAATACTGCCGCCTCAAGGGGCACAACGCACTACGGGAGGCGGTCATTGCCGCAAAGCTTTTCCTGGACGAGGGAGCCGGTGACCGGAGATACGCTGAGCCGGATAGGCGCCGAGCGGATAGCGGCGATGATCGTTGATTATTGGTATCGCAGGGGCTTCGATTGTGTTATCCGGCTTGAGCGGTCTCACGTTTTGGGCGATAGCTTCTGGGTAGTGCGGTCTGACATGCTGAACGGGATGCCGCAGAGGAGACGCTAGTGCTCGAAAGCTTGCTCTACCTGTTCATCTACATCGTCGTTCTCGGCCTCGTCGCTTGGCTGCTCTACTACGTCATCGACATGCTGCCCCTCGATGCCCGCCTCGCTCAAATCCTCAAAGTTATCGTGATGGTCTTCGTTGTGATTTGTGTGATATATTTGTTACTTGGCCTTGTAGGCCACACAGGAAGGCTAGGAAGGCTGTAAGATGATTTTAGCCAGCATCGCCCCCCAGCGGTCATCTTTGGCCGTCCTAGCCACCTCCCTGGCCTTTCTAGCCCTATCCTACGGAGCCTCCGATGCTGCCCCTCGTTCCAAGCCGGGTGATCCTGTTTTTAACGCGGGCAAGTCGTCTTTCCGCGTTGTGGATGGCGACACAATTGGTAAAGGCAAGCACCGCATGCGTATTATGGGCATCGACGCTCCAGAGGTTCGAGGCGGATCGTGCCCTAGCATTGAACATCCTCGAGGCCGAGCCGCCACCGCAGCCCTTGCGGGTTACGTGTCACCGCCGAACCGTGCCACCGTTCGACGTTATAAGCGTCAGCGCGACAGCTACGGACGAGAGTTGGTCAAGGTCTACTCTAACGGGAAGAACGTGGCAGGGCTCATGATCAAGGCCGGCCATGCTACGGCCTGGAAGCCAGGAGACCCCAAACCTGACTGGTGCGGGGATGAGTTCAGCCCGTCGGGGAATTGACTATGCCGCGCTATCGTAAGACCGCTCTTATCGAAGCTGAACAATTCCTGCCTGCCGAGAACAAGATACCGGCGGGCGTTTACTCAGACGAACGTGCCGACCCTCGCAAAGACCCACGAGCGTCGTGGTGTCTGAAAACCCTGGAAGGCCGGCACATCTTGCGCGATGGCGACTATATCGTCACGGGGGCCAAGGGCGAGAAATACAACGTCGAGCGGGAGATATTCGAGGCGACGTATGAGCGTGTCGAATAGTGCTGCTCCACTGCCGGCGCCTATGGCAGAACCACAGCCTCACGGTCGTCCTCACGGCATTGGGCTTGGCGGCAACTGCTCTCGCCATCTGGAGCGTTTGGCCACTGGAGGCAGATCGGTGGTTCGACCTCTGGTCCGGATTTGGCGCGGGCTTTCTTACGGTGGCGTTGTTCAACTGGCTGAGCGGTCCGCTTAGGGAGAAGAACCAGCCGCATGAATAGCGAACAGCTGCCGCTCGGGGTGTCGGTCCTCCAGCCCCTCTGAGCGAGGCTGTAGGGCGGGGGGTGAGGACGCGGCATCCAAACCCCCCGTCCAACAAATTGGGGGCCGGACACGGCGTCCGACCCCCACTCGCCAGTGCAAACCATCCTGGGCGAGATTTACTTTAAGGGCGCATCCTCCCAATCCAAGGGAAGGCCGCCCAAAACCTTTTTTTTGATCAGAATGGCTACGTCTTTGTTCTCAAAACGAACGAGGCTGTCATGCAGATCGCAGGGGAAGTGACCCCATCGGTTGCGCTCTGGGCCATACCAGCCACCCCTGAGCTTGTAGAGGCCGGTCTTGTGCGCTTTCACGAGCCGGATAAAGTCAGGCTTGCCTCGCCTCATGCTTCCCCCCTCATCTCAGCGACCATCTCCCAGAAGCCCCGATCCCACTCACGGCGCAGGCTGGGCTCCTTGTAGGGATTGCAAGCCATCTTGATCCGTTCTCCAGGCCGACGAGCTTCAGAGGCCTCGCAAAACTCACGAGCATCCCAGCGGCCCATATCACGAGCCAGGAAGAGCGGGGTCACGGCAGAGCCAGCCCGGCTCGCACGAAGGCGGTTGAAGGTGTTCATGATGCGGCTCCAGGAATGTAGAGATACCAAATAACGGCGAGCATGATGAGGTTGACGGTGACGATCTCCATCTCTCGTTCGGTAAACATCAGTGTCCTCCATTCAGGATGTTGCAGAAGCGCGTCGCTTCCTCTAGGCTGCGAAACGAGCGAACAAACGTCGAGCGGCGGGAACCCATGACTGCCCAACGGTCTTTACGGGGTGTGACGAAATACATGAGGGTAGAGGGGGCTTACGCCCCCATCTCCTTTAGGAACGAGCCAGCCAGCACATACTGGTCACGGTCGTTGGAGTTCCAAGCCTGATGACGAAGGGCCTTAAGCTGGTTAACGGTCTGGGCGCTCCAAAACTTGCGGGCCTCATTGGCGAACCGCAGGTCAAGGGCGGCAATGTTGGCGAAGTAGGCTTCGATCTGGGCGGCGGTGAGGATGGTCGAGAAGGTCATGCGGCAGCTCCTGTTCGGTGATGATGTTTTCTCACAAGCCGTGAGACATGTCAACACCCTTTGTGAAAATAATTAGCTTATGGCTGGGACGGAATTAAAACCCCGCAAAAATCCGATCAACAATATCCCGCCGGATCGGCGCGGTAATGGTCGTCCGCCTGGTCTTCAAAACAAGATGACCCGGCACGTTAAAGACGCCCTCTGCATGGCTGCCGAGTTGGCCGGTGATGACCTGCGTCCTGCTGATAGGATGGGTATGGTTAGCTATTTTCGGGAGATGGCCCTTAAGAAGCCAGACCTGTTTATGCCTCTGCTCGGCAAGGTGCTGCCCCTCCAGGTTCAGGGCGCTGCCTCAGATGGGGCGCTAGAAATACGATGGTTGCCTCCTGAAGAACCACCTAAAGCCATAATCGACCACGATGCAGAGGATGTCTGAACTCAAGGAGCCGCCCTTGAAGCATCCCAGAATGACTAAGGCTGAGGCCATTCAGCTGCGCACCCTCAACGGCCAAATCACTAAAGCTCAGGATAAGCTGTCCCTGCTCAGGGAAGCCCGCAGGCAGCTGCTCAAGACCGTTAGCAAGCGCAAGGTTCGCAAGGCTATGCTCATCCCCTATGCGGGCCGGGAGGCTGTGCAATGACCGACAGCTACAAGTCTAAGATGGACGCTGCCAAGCGGTCCAGCTATCTCAAGCGGGTGGTATCTCAGCCAACGCGGCAAAGCGACATCAAGGCGAGGCCGGATCCTAAGAGCCCGACCGGCATCAGCCATGATAAGCGTAAGTGATCAGGCTTAAGTATGGAGGACTACGATGGAAGGCATCACGATACGTCTGACTGACACTGAAATGTGCATGGCTGCTGTTGCTGGAGCTATGAGGCAGAAGGAGAGCGTTGACCAGGGTCGCGTTGACCGGTTCAGAAACACCGATAAGAGCGGTCTGGAGATGCATATTGACGGCGCATACGGTGAGTTAGCCTTCTGCAAATGGGCCGGGCGATACTGGGGTGGAGAACGCAACACCTTCAGTGACCCAGACGTTGGCAGCAACATCCAGATCCGCACCCGATCTAGGCATAACTACGACCTGCTGGTTCGGCCTGATGCCAAAGACCATCACTGTTACGTTCACATCACAGGGGTTGCTCCCATCCTCGTCTTACGGGGCTGGATGTGGGCTCGGGATGCCAAGCAGGAGAGGTGGTTGAAGCCGCATGGTGACATGGCTAAGGCTTACTTCGTGCCGGTTGAGTTCCTGCGCCCGATGGTCAAGGCGGCAGCATGATTACCGTAATTAGGCTACCGACTGGTTATTGGTCTGTTCTCCTCGATGGGGCTGAGATCAGGAATGGCTTCAGCACCCAAGCTGCTGCCTGGGAATGGGTGGATCGCAACGAGGTGCATCCTCTGCATGAGCGCACTAGCACGGCAAGTAAGTGGACGCTGAGGCGTAATGCCCACTGAGGTCTGGGTGCCCTACAGGCCCCGCCACCAGTTCATGGCCTTCCACCAGCGCACCCAGCGCTGGGCTGTGCTGGTGGTCCATCGCAGGGCCGGAAAGACGGTAGCCTGCATTAATGACCTGATCTATGGCGCCATGACCTGTCAGCGGGAGCGGCCCCGCTTTGCCTATGTGGCGCCGCTGCTCAAGCAGGCTAAGACCGTCGCTTGGGACTATCTCAAGCACTATGGGCGAGCGATACCGGGAGCGGTACCGAATGAGACAGAGCTTCGCATGGACTTCCCGAATGGTGGGCAAGTTCGGCTTTATGGTTCTGATAATCCTGATGCGTTGCGTGGCATTTATCTTGACGGACTGGTCCTGGACGAGGCGGCAGATACCAGCCCCCGTGTCTTCAATGAAATTCTTCGCCCGGCGCTATCTGACCGCAAGGGGTGGTGCGTTTGGATCGGAACGCCAAAGGGAGTGAACGACTTCCACGACCTCTATAAGCAGGCCAGGGCCAATCCTGGCGAGTATTTTACCATGCTGCTCAGGGCGAGCCAGTCTGGTCTTGTTGATCCTGACGAGCTAACCTCAGCCCGGCATATGATGACGCCTGAGCAGTATGCGCAGGAGTATGAGTGCAGTTGGACGGCCGCGATTGTAGGTGCGTATTATGGGCGTGAGATGGAGCTGGCTGATACTCAGGGTCGCATCGTTCGTCACCTGTATGACCCTGGGCTTGTCGTTAACACTGCTTGGGATTTGGGCGTTGGGGACCATACCGTAATCTGGATGTTCCAACAGAATGGCTTCGAGATCAGACTTATTGACTATTACGCGGCTGCGGGCTTTGGCCTCGACCACTATGCCGAAGTGCTCGAAAGCAAACGATACAAGTGGGGACGCCACCTCCTGCCCCATGATGTCAAGGTTACGGAGCTGGGGACTGGACGCAGCCGCCTTGAGACCCTTTCCGGTCTTGGCATCTCAGCTACAGTGGTGCCCAAGCTGTCCGTTGAGGATGGAATTAATGCGGTAAGGCGCATCATGCCCCGCTGCTGGTTTGATGGGGACAAGTGTGCGGAGGGATTGAAGGCGCTGAGGCAGTATCGTCGGGAGTGGGATGACGTAAGGAAGGTCTTCTATGAGCGGCCGTATCATGATTGGTCATCACATCCGAGCGACGCATTCAGGTATTTGGCTATTGGAGTCAATGAGCCGGGTGCTGCAATGGGCGTGGTGAACGTTCCTGAGAGAGAGATGGGATGGGTGGTATGATTGGCGACATCGCAGAGCAGGATAAGCAGCAGTCCTATCACGTGGCTTATCTCGACATGGTGCAACGCTATGAAAAGCTGGCGCTGCGCTGTATCGAGGCGGAGCGGGAGCTGAGCGCCTGCTATCGAGGCAACAAGGAGCTGGCTGAGGATCGGGACAAGTGGAAGACAAGCGCTGAGAAGGCAGCCAAGCTGGTGCAGGTCCCGGAGGGTGCGGCTATTGCCGACATCATCAAATGGCTTGAAGGCAAGGGATACAGGGTGAGCAAATGATTACGCGATTTGCGATTTGGTGGTTGAGCCGGCACGGCTACATTGTCCGGCCTGCCACGCTGGGGGATTATATCTGTGACATCGAGCCGACCAAGACGCCCTTTTTGCGGAGCTTGAGCAAGTGATGGATATTCCAGGACAAATTTGGGGCACCGCCCTTTGGCTTTACGCTACGAACGTGTCAGTGTGGGCAGCTTATGCTGAGGTGTTGGCTGATGTGGCTTTGGACGCGGATCGAGACGATTGGCTGGATGAGTTGGACGATCATCGCCGTCTTGGCAATTATCTCAACTAACGGTATGGGTTAGCGATGAACCCTCTCTTGTCGGAGCGGCAGCGCCGCCGGATGAACCCGGTCTTCGGGCCCCCTGAGACGGAAGAGAGTGCGACGGCAGCGGTTCGTCCCTTGACGGAGTTTTTCCTGGGTGGTCCGGCTCCGATGGAGCCTGATCTGCTGGGTTATCAGCGTGGTGAGACGTATGAGCCCGGCATGACGAGGCGTCCTGGCGTTTTGCCCATAACGGTAGACGCGCAGACTGGACGGCCCATGCTGGCCATGCCTCGCGTTCTTGACGCCATAGGGCAAGGCTCTGGTGGCTCCTTTGGCGTTGGTAAGAGCGCTGCTCTCAAGGCTGGCGAGATGCAGTTAGGCACATTGGGGGGAGGCAAGGCAGCCAACTTCAATATGGATGCCCGCCTTTTGGCTGAGGACATGGCTAAGGCTGGGGCGGACCGTCAGAAAATCTTGGACGAGACTGGATTTTTTAAGGATGCTGATGGCCATTGGAAGCACGAGATAACCAATCATCGGGACCGCCTGACCTCTACTGGAGAGACTGATCTTAATCTCGGCATGTCGCGCAAGCTGGGCGATGTCTATTCAGCCCCTGATCTGTATGCTGCTTATCCGCAGCTTAAGGATCTGGAGGTTCATAACCGGGTGCCGGATAAGGCGGGTGGTGTGTTTGACCCTCGCACTTGGTCTATCGGCATCCGGCCTGGACAGAAGCGGCGGGATATTGAGGACATCATTACCCATGAGCTAGAGCATGGTGTTCAGCACATCGAGGGGTGGGCCCCTGGTAGCTCTCCGGCGGAGTTTAAGTTAAGCGGCCCAGAGCGCACTATGCACACTCGTGCTATGGAGGATACTGGCGCGGCCAGACGGGCTCTCATGACGGCAGAGGCTCGTGGCGTTCCATTGGAGACGGCTGCCAAGAGCCTTGAGAAGATGGGGATGCCAGTCTCTGAGGAGGCGTTGATGAGGGCTCGCATGACGCCCCGTGATAAGTTGGATGTTGAAAACAAGCGCCATCGTCAGATCGTGGAGTATTCGGCTGACGAGGGGGCTGAGGGCTACCGGCGGCTATTGCCTGAGGCCAATGCCCGGACAGCCTCCTACCGGCGCACCATGTCTCCTGGAGAGCGTAAGGACATTCCATGGTGGACACATCGGGCACAGGACGTGCCGGATGACCAGTTGAACCTTCGCAAGAAGCAGTTGGAATTATACATCCCGGATGCGATTAAGGGGATGTTTCGTCAGTTGGGCGGCTTAGGCGGGCTCGGCGGTCGCTAATGTTTGGTATGCTCCACACCCTCGTAGAACGCTTCCATGGCGCAGATGCGGTCGAGGAGCCAGAGGCAGGTACCGGCATATATGGGGATTGGCCTACGCTCGCCCAGCCACGCCTCTACCGTCTTGATGTGGACGCCAATCAGATCAGCGACGTCCTGCTTCTCCATGCCCAGCCTGGACATGACGGACTCAATGTAGGCAGCGCTGTGTATGGTTTCCATGACATTCTTGGTGTAGAGCGATTTGCTCTGGAGAACAAGCAATGAACCCGCTCTTTGAGGATACCCCGCTCAGGGGAACTATGGGGGCCAATCCGGTCTTAATGGGCAAGCAGGACCTTGACCTTCTTCGGATGCTCGTAGAAGGATATGGGCAACAGCAAGGCAAGGGCTATCTAATGAAAGCCCTTGATGCTCTGACACCGAAGGCTAAGCCGCTAGCCCCTGTGTCGTTACCAATGTCCCTGGGGATCAGGGGGTAAGGAGACTAAAATGGCGGCACGTAAGCTCTCTGTTTCTAAGGCACCTAGCGCTTCCAAGAAGCGTTCGGACCGGGATTTTGCGCAGGACCTTCCGGAGGCGCGCAAGCGCAACTTCGAGAACGTTGGTAAGCGCGACCCGAAGGATGACCCGAACAGCCAGCAGAACATCCGGGCCAAGCGGGAAGCGAACGCTAAGCGCAAGCAGGAGGAGGTAGCGGGGCGTGAGCGACAAATTGCAGAAGCTTGGGCTCCAGGTGAACACCCCGATGTGGCAGTGGCAGTCAAGCGAACGGAGCGCGCCGCCCGTCAGGAACAAGAGCGTATCGACATTGGTAAGCGGGCGGCAAAGGCTAATGATACGGCAGGCTTTAAGCCGGCAAGCGAGCCGGGCGATGAAGGGTTCTGCGCTGAGCCTGCGCACCCGGAAAAGCCGGGACCACGAGGCTCTGCTCCTCGCTCACCTGGAACGCCGGAGGGACCTCAAGGTGAGGATGTCATCTACGTCACAGACGACATCGAGCCAGACGGAACCCCGAAGGTAAGCAAGGGCTTTGTGGAGCCGACGCCTGAATGGGATGGCGAGTCTGACCGGGATCTGACGCAGCTTCCTCGTGGCGCCAAGTGGGAGCATACACCCCTTGAGCCGGCTCAGTCGGATTATGTCGAGGAGCGCATCAACAACCACTCTCCGGAAGGCGCGGCTCTGGACAGCATCAAGGAGGGGCGGCCGGTTCGGTTCGTGCCGAACGATGCTTGGCTCGACCCGGTGAGCAACAACCCAGACCGGCGCAACGCTGACCAGTCGGCCTGATAGGCCAGAGTAATGGCAGCAGAACTGGAGCCGCTGGACGAGGATCGTCTGGCGAGCATCGTCGAACATCAAGTCACGCGGGCTCAGCGTTTTGCTGACAACGAGCTTGTTCCCCTCCGGGATAAGGCTCTGGAATACCTGCGTGGCGAGATCGACATTGCGGCTGAGACGGGCAAGTCTTCTGTCACCTCCAATGATCTGAGTGACCATCTGGGCTGGATCATGCCGGGCCTCATCCGGGTGTTTCTGGCGACCGATGAGATAGTCAAGTTTCAGCCCACCAAGCAGTTGATTGAACCTGATCCTCAGACTGGGGAGCAGCGGGATGTCTCGGACGAAAGATCCAGACAGGCGCAGGATTACATCAACTATGTGTTTCTGTCTGAATGCGGGGGCTACAGCCTTGTGCGATCCGCCATGCACGACGGCCTTGTTCTGGCAAACGGCATCATCAAGCACTGGTGGGACGACACGCCAGAGTTCAAGACCGAGACGTTCTACGGCCTCGATGAGGACCAACTAACCCAGCTGCTGACGCATCCTGACGTGGAGGAACTGCTTGAATACGAGACAAGGGAAGACGCTTCCCAGGGATTGGCGGGTAGCGTCCCAGCAATGGCTCCTCAACAGCTTGCGCCACCACCTCCACCAGGACCCGGACCTGCTATGGTGCCTGACGGTGCTGAACAAATGCCGCCGCGACCCGGAATACCGTCAGAGATGGCTGGTGTTCCAGCGGCTCAACCCCAACCGCCTCTTCAACATTTCAGTCTTGCCCCTGGAGTAACCTATAACGTCAAGGTACGCCGTAAGACCAGTGATGGGCGCTTGCGGGTTGAGGTTGTGCCTCCGGAAGAATTTTTGATTGAGCCAAGCGCGAGGGCGTTGGATGAGAGCGTCAATTTCTGCGCCCATTACTACCAGAGAACGCGCTCCGATCTCGTCGAAGCCGGATATGACGTGGACTTTATCGACGACAAACCGGCGGGCTCGTCTCGGAACGCAACAGACCCCACTCGACATAGCCGCTCTGGCACCAGTGATCCGGGCTATGACGACGCGGCGGACCGCTCGACGGAGTTGGTCGATGTCTACGAGTGCTACGTTAAGGTTGACGTGGACGGAGACGGGATTGCAGAGCGCCGCCGGGTGGTCATGGTCGGCGGACTTGGACAGCTTCACCTAGTCGAGAACGAGGCTTGGGATGAGGACCTCCCCTTCAGTGACATTGTCCCTGATCCCGTGCCCCACCGTTGGCGCGGCACAAGCCTTTACGAGCGACTCCGAGATGTGGTGCGTAACAAGACCGTATTGTTGCGGCAGACCCATGACAACCTCTACCATGTCAACAACCCCATGCAGGAGGTGGTTCAGGATAGTGTGCTCAACTTGCGAGCGCTCGTTAACCGGACCCTTGGTGCCAACATCTTTGTCAAGCAGCGGGACAGCATTCGCACCCTAGAGGTTCCCTTTACGGCCGATAAGTCGTTTGGGATGCTGGCCTATTGGGATGAGGTTGCCGAGAAGCGGACGGGTGTTGGCAAGACCTCGATGGGCCTGGATCCGGATGCTTTGCAGAACCAGACGGCAGAGGCTGTCAGGGACCAGCGGGCGGCTCAGGCGACCAAGCAGGAGGACTATGCCCGCAACATCGAGGTTGGGCTCAGGCGGACGTTTAAATCGATCCTGAAGCTGGTTCACAGGCATCAGGACCGGCCCAAGACCATCCGCATTCGGGGTGAGTGGGTGAACATCGATCCGACCCAGTGGGATCCGGACATGGATGTCATCGTCAATACGGGACTTGGCACTGGCAGCCGGGACCGCGATTTGATGCTCTTGAACGGCATCTTGACCCGTCAGGAGCAGATTTTGTTGAACGCTGGGCCTCAGAACCCGGTTGTGACCTGGAAGGAGTATCGTGACACCCTTGCCCTGTCTGCAGAGGTTTCCGGCATTCGCAACCCTGAACGGCACTTCAAGGAGATCAAGGACGACGATCCGGCGCTGCAACCGCAGCCGCCACAGCCTGATCCTAAGGTGGTTGAGGCGCAGGCAAAGGCAGAGCTTGAAAATCAGAAGGCAGCTGCCGACCACCAGCGCCAGATCCAGAAGGATCAGGCTGAGGACGCTCGTCTGAGAGCCAAGATAGCGGCTGAGCAACAGGCTGCTCGTGAGAGGGCGGCCCTGGACATCCAGACCATGCGCGACAAGACGGCAGCTGAAATTGAGACAATGCGCCAGAAGCATGTGCTTGAGATGCAGCAGATGGAGGCCAAGGCGATCCGGGAGCAGGAGTTGAAGCGCATTGAGCTAGGGCTTGAGGCGCAGCTTCGTCGCGAGGAGATGCAGGTTCAGGCTGCGGCCCAGCCCAACATCGAGGAGGCTGAAGCGTGACCTATGCTCGGCGTCGTAGACAGCTTGGTCTTCTCCGCGTTTCTGGCCACCCTGTTGTGGGCCTTCATCGCAGAACCTCCCCAAGGTTCTTGAGGGTGTGGTGGTGCAATGAATGAAGAGGACCGATTTAGGGCGGCATCTAGGCTTTTGGATGATCCTTTGGTAAGAGAGATATTCGAGAGCATCGAGGCTGATGCGGTAAACAGCCTACTGGACACTTACGAGGACAAGGCGCGCGTGGAGTTGATAGCCGAGATTAGGACGATACGGGCGTTGCGTGACAGGCTGACGGGTATACGGGACACCCATGCAGAAGACCAGAGGAACCCAACGGTAGTATGATGGCCGAAGACCAAGCCGCACCTGCACCAGAACAACCAGCCCCGCCGGCTCCTGAGCCGCGCGTGCTTCCTGACCGCATGTCGGTCGATGAGGCTGTTGCCCACCTGAATGAGAATGATGCCGCTGCTGAGCCCCGAGAGGGCCGGCAGCGCGATGAGCGTGGTCGTTTCGTCCCTGAGCGGGATGAGGACGACAGCGAGGAGCCTCAAGCTGCGGCTGCAGGCTCAGACCACCCGGAGGCCGATGAGGCATCCGACACGTCCGATGAGGACGCTGACCCGTCTGAGGAGCAATCTGACGACGAGACTGAGGAGACTGAGGAGCCGGAAGAGGAAGTAGTCAAGGGCGAGGCCAGGACCCGTTTGCGTGACGGGACGTTGGTAGCCGTTGGTGACCTCAAGAAGGCTTATGAGGATCTTCAGGAAGTCAAGCGAGGCGGTATCCCGGCCGAGATCAAGGCCGAGATCGAAAAGGTCTCGTCTGACTTACAGCAACGCCAGCAATATCTCGACAAGGCCCTACCTCTCGCCATTGAGGCTCTTAAGACGGCGCTTCCTCCAGAGCCTGACGACGCTCTGTGGGACGCAGACCCGATTGAGGCCCAGATCCAGCAACGTCGCCATGACAAAGCCAAGGAACGCCTCGCGGGGCTCCAGGGCGCTGGACAGGAACAGGCACAGAGGCAGCAGCAGGAGCAGGTTCAGCAGTTCCAGGCTTACATTAAGGAACAGCAGAGCAAGCTCTTTGAAGTCCGACCCGACCTGAAAGACCCCCAGAAGGCGCAAGCCTTCTACGACCGCTACGTTAAGGTTGGTCAGACACTGGGGTTCTCTAAGGAAGAGTTGGACCAGACCTACGACACGCGGCTCATTCACGGGATGATGACCTTGGCTGAGAAGGCGGAGAAGTGGGACAAGCTGCAGGCCAGCAAGCCGAAGGTGCAGGACAAGGTTAAGCGAGCCGTTCCCATGGCCAAGCCAGGGCGGCGGGTGGAGCCTGAGCACCGCAAGTCGGCTGAGGTTGAGGCATTCCGCAGGCGTTTCGACAAGACGCACAGCATTGATGATGCTGCGGCTCTTATCACGAAACTCGGATTGTGAGGATGACCGGCAATGGCCCAGGTTACGAACACCTATGACACCTATGCGTCCAAGCGTGGACGCGAGACGCTTTCAGACATCATTGACCGGATAGACCCGGACGAGACGCCTTTCATCTCGCTGATCGGCACTGAGTCGATTGACGGAACGCACCCGGAATGGAACACGGATGCGCTGGCTACCCCCAGCCTTTCCAACAAGCGCGTTCAGGGCGACGTTTACTCGTTCTCGTCCATCGCGGCGACCGTCAAGGTTGGTAACTACACTCAGATCTCAATGAAAGAGTTCATTGTGTCTGAGACTGAGGAGCGGGTGGCTAAGGCCGGTCCGCGTTCGGACTACAATCGTGAGATGGTCAAGAAGGGTGTTGAGCTCCGCATTGACCAGGAAGTCACCGCGCTCAGCAACCAAGCCTCTCTGGCTGGTAACTCCACGACTGCTCCGCAATCGGCTGGTCTTCGTGCTTGGCTTAGCACCAACGATTATATGGGCGCTTCCGGCGTTTCAGGTGGCTTCAACACTGGCACCAACATCGTTGATGCGGCCACCAACGGCACTCAGCGCGCCTTCACGAAGGCCCTGATGGATACGGCTATCTCCGGTGCTTATGTGGCCGGTGGATCGCCCAAGATCCTGATGGTGTCGCCCTACGTCAAGACGGTCTTCTCGACCTTCATGGCAGATGCCAGCGTGGCCCCGCAGCGCATGTCAACTTCGGCGACATCGCAGGCTACTATTGTGGCGGCGGCTGATGAGTATCTGTCTGACTTTGGCACTGTGACTGTGGTGCCCAACAGGCAGATGGCTCGTGCTGGCGTGACTATCACTCGTAACGCCTTCCTGATCGACCCGTCCCGCTTCAAGCTCGGCGTTCTGCGCCCGATCCAGCGGGACAATGATGTGGCCAAGACCTCTGACGCCCTGCCGGGTGTGCTCAAGACTGAGTGGACGCTCATCTCACGCAATCAGGCAGCTTCGGCGGTTGTGGCTGACATCTTCGGCACCACTGCGGCTTCCTAATCTGGATGGGGGCTGCGGCCCCCTCCTCCTTTTGGAGAACATCAATGGCAAATATCTCTAAGGAAGAGCGCGAGCGCCGGCAGCGGGAGGCTCAAGAGGCTCGCGTGGCCCAGACGGGCGATGATGGCACCAGCCCGGCCGAGAAGGCGCGGCTTGAGGCCAAGCGTGGCGAGCAGTTTGGCGGGACGGCTTATGCCGACCTAGACGCCACGCAAGAGCGTCTAAACGAGCTTGACGAGCGTCTTGAGGATCGTCGTCCTGGGACTACGAAGGACCGGGACACTGGCGAGGCGTTTGAGGATAACCGGCAGTTTGCTGGCGATCTTGGCAAGGCGGCCAACCAGATGATTGGAAGAGCCTTCATTACCGAGAACCCCAGCCCGCATCCGTATATCGACCATCCCGGTCCGGTAGCGTGGCCCAATCCGCAGGATCCGAAGGCGGTAAGTGGCGAAGGCGAGGAAGTGCTCGTGCTTCGTGGTTACCAGCCTCCGGCTGCTCGTGATGGCGATCCTCTGCCGGAAAAAATCCAGCCTGGCACAGTGACGCGGCTGGATCGCAAGGCTGCTCGTAAGCTCGTGAACATTGGCGCAGCCAAGTTCACGGAAGAGGATGAGGACTAGTGAAGACCGTCAACGGTGAGACATACGATGGCGAGTGGCAGTTGCTCAGTGACGACCCTGATACTGGCACCCGCAAGTGGATTATGGCCCTCGATGAAGACACAATGATTGTGAGGACGGACAGTTATATTCCGTCCTTGCTGGCTGAAGAGAACGCCAAGCTTCTGGCAGAGAACGAGGGCAAGAGGTGGGGTGACGGGCGTGTCTTTGCCCGTGTTCCATTGAACATCCGCATGGGTGAATTGCTGGAGCCAACGCAGCAGCAGGATGAGAAGTGGCTGAAGCGCTGGTATAATGACCCAGACAACCGGGCTTGGCGCATATTCCCTGGACGCATCTAAGGACCGCCTCATGGCTATGAGAGAGAGTTATCAAAATGGAGCGGGGCCAGCTACCAAAGCTGTCGCTGTAACCAAGAGCGACGCTACGGTTGTGGACTTTGCGTCGCTGTATATTGGCGGGGCTGGCGACGTGGCCGTTGAGACTCGCAATATGTCTGGCACGGCAGCAAATGTGACCTTTGTGGGAGTGCCGGCCGGAACCGTTCTCCCTATTAGCTGCACGAAGGTCTTATCGACAGGAACGACGGCGACCAATATTGTTGGGCTTGTCTAAATGCCTATGGGCATTGGCCAGGGCATAGGGATTGCCCTTAGTCGCCAAGTTAGTGGTGGTGGCGCTCCGGCCGC